AAAAGAAGAAAATCATTTTGCGCTAGATCAAAAGGCTGGACCGGTGAAAGAGGTAAAGCTGCTAGACGTAGATGGAAATGTTAACAAATATAAAACTATGCCAAATCCAAAAGTAAAAGATATGCCTAGAGAACAGCAAAAAGCTGTCAAAGCATCAATGGCTGAGCGAGCTGCCTTAAAAATGGTAAAAAAAAGTTCAGCACTTAAAAAAATATCTGCAGCCTGTAAATCAGCTGCTAAACGTAAATTTAAAGTTTGGCCTAGCGCTTATGCTTCTGGTTGGGGTGTAAGATGTACTAGAGCTGGTGG